CCCCTGCCTTTGTCCCAGGTCAAGTCGCACCTGAACATTGTGGAGTCCAGCGTTGTTGACGACGACGAGCTGCGTGCCTACATCTTGGCCGCCACTGGTCTGATCGAGGGTGTCGTCGGGCCATTGTCTCGCCGCACTGTTACCGCGGAAACGCACAACGGTGGTCGCACCACTGTCCTGCTCAAGCAGGCACCGATCATCTCAATCACGTCGTGCTCTGAGAATGGGAGCGCCTTGGCCGCCACGTCTTACAGCGTGGACACGGAGTCAGGTGTGCTCACGCGCACCAGCGGCTACACCGCCTACACGTGGGGTGGCGACGTTGAGTATTCCAACTTCAACAACATCAGCGTGGACTACGTTGCTGGCCGGACCATCATCCCCGCCGATCTCGCGCACGCGGTCCTCGAGCTGGTGCGCCACCTGTGGACTACCCAGCGCGGGTCTATTCGCCGATCAGGCACCGATGACTACGTACCTGGTGCGGGCTTCTCAATGCCTAACCGTGTGCGTGAAATGTTGAACCGCTATCAGCAGGTGAATTAACATGGCTGGGACACGGGCCTTTGACTTCATTGATTACATCGTCACAAGCCTGCAGGCCGGCACTGGTCTTTGTGCCCCTGGTGGGCTGACCATTCCTGTCTATGACGGGCCTGCGAGCACGCAGTATGACCCGCCTGTTTACGTCATCGTCGGGGCTTATGGCTTCGCCGATGAGGATGAGGTTCCTGAGATCACTGTGGACGCACAATGGGCTTCATTGCCCATTGGTGCAGGGCACCGCTCAGAGACCGTGAGCGTGCCGTGTGTGGTCACAGCGTGGTCCGGCAGTCAGGTATTTAGCACTACGCGTGGAGTGGCTGAGACCGCCTTTGATGCCGTCTCAGCGGTACTCATGACCAAGACCACGTGGGATGGCTTGAGCAACATTGACCTGATCATTATGACGAACCTGCGCATGACGCAAACGGCAACAGACCTGGGCATTCAGGTGATGATGACGTTTGACGTCGAAGCCACGTTCCGTGTGTAAGGACCGCAATTAAGTGTGCCGCTGCCCAGTGGCCAACAAGTACCAAGGAGTGTTCATGGCACGAGTGCGCCTAATCGCAAATGAGCCAAGGTTCATCCCACTGATTCAGCGCATCATCGAAATTGATGAAGCCTTTGAGGTGGACGACGAGTTGTTTGTTCAACGCGCGTGGCCTGAGAACACGTTTGAGGTACTAACCGACATCAAGGAAGGCAAGGAATAAATCATGGGTTTCGCATCAGGTTTGGTGTCGCAGCTGGGTTGGGCAGTGGAGACCACTGCTGGCACCGCTGTGGTGGTAAGTAAGTTTCAGCCTCACACCAGTGAGGGTGTCAAGTTTGAGGTGAACCGTGCACAAGGCGAAGGCCTGTATGGGTCCACTAATGGTGTGGCTTTGCTGTCGCGTCACGTCCTGACCACGAAGTCTGTCAGTGGTGACTTTGAAGTTGAGTTAACTGACAAGAGCCTTGGCACCCTGTGGCGTGCAGCTCTTGGTTCAACCACGACTCCGAGCACGTTGACCACTGGTGTGTACCAGTCAGTGTTCCAGCCAGGCGACCAGAAGTCCGCTGGCTCATCAATCACCCTTCAGGTTGGCCGGCCACAACTAGATGGCACCGTTAAGCCGTTCACGTGGAATGGTGTCAAGATCAGCGGCTTCGAGTTCGGTGGCAACGTCACTGACCCACTGACCGTGAAGTTTGACATTGATGGTTGGACTGAGACCACTGCCACGAGTCTTGCCACTGCCTCGTATTCCACGACGCAGGAACAGTTCACTGGTGCACAACTAACGGTCGCCATTGGTGGTACTGCGTCAACGACCACTGGTGTTGTTGGTGTCACTGGCACCACCGCGCTTGCTGGTGTGAAGTCAGTCAAGATCAAGGGTGACAACCCATTGGCCTCTGACCGCTACTACGCCAACGCCTCGGGCATCAAGGCTGAACAGTTGATCAATGGTTACCGCACGTATGAGGTTGAGATGGAAGTTGACTTCATCAGCCAGGCTGTGCTGTACGACCTGTACACCGCTAACACCACCACTGCGCTGAAGTTGACTTACGCCACTGCCACGTCCCTGACTGGTAGCAACAACCCAACGCTCGAGGTGATCATCCCCGCGGCGAAGATCACGAAGGCTGAAGTTAACGCTGATGGCCCTGATGTCCTCGCACAGAAGGTCACGTTCACTGCCCTGTATGACGGCACGAATGCACCATTCCAAATCCGCACCGTCAACACTGACGCTGCGTTATAAGTAATCGTTGAAGCGTGGCCTGCCTCATGGGGTGGGCCACGCTCAACAACAACGAAGGGACCGCAATGAAGTACCAGTTCACAATCAACGAAGACGCTTACGAGCTTGACACCGAGAACCTGCTGATGTCCGAATGCATTGCCATTGAGAAGGTCACAGGCTTTACCTGGTCTGAGTGGGAAACGGCAGTCACCAGCGGGTCAATGTCCGCGCTGAAGGCTGGCCTGTGGGTGGCAGTGAAGCGTAAGCAACCTGAGCTGCGCTTCACGGACTTTGATTTCTCGTGGGGCGATTTTAATGTAGTGGATCAAGAGGTTGAGGAAGCCCCAAAAGAGGAAGCCGACAATACCTGATCTACCAGTACGGGCCAATGTTTGCGCACCTGTTCGGGATCAAGCCGTGGGAATTGCGTGACCTGACCGCTGGCCAGTTTGATGCTTTGAGAATGTACGCCGATGCTATGAACAGGAGTAACGATGGCTAGCAGCAATCTTGTTCTAAGCATCATCGCTGTTGACAAGGCCAGCAAGACTCTTGGCGGCATTGGTAAGTCCATTGGCAAAATGTCAATCAACACTGCCGCGCTTGGTGCAACGCTTGTCGCTTTTGGCGCGACATCGATCAAAGCGTTCAGTGAGTCTGAGCAAGCACAGGTCAAACTCAATGACGCGTTTAATAGGTTTCCCAATCTGGCTGACACAAATGTTGCTGCGCTCAATGCGTTGAACTCTGAGCTGCAAAAGAAGACCCGCTTTGATGATGAGTCCTTTGCAGCCGGTGAGGCCACGCTGGCGCAGTACGGACTGACTGGTCAGCAGCTTAAGGACCTTACGCCGTTGGTGGCAGACTTTGCTGCCAAGACTGGTAAGAGTTTGCCTGAAGCCGCTGGTGCCGTTGGTAAAGCTTTGCTTGGACAGGGCAGGGCCCTTAAAAGTGTAGGCATTGACTTCAAGGATGCTGGCTCAACTGGTGCAAACTTCACTCAGGTCATGGGTGGATTGCGTACCCAAGTTGGTGGCTTTGCTGAGAAAGAAGGCCAGACCGCCGCTGGTAAGGCAGCGATCCTTAAGAATCAATTTAATGATCTTCAGGAAACTGTTGGTGGGCTTTTAGTACCAGTGTTGAGCAGTGTTGTTGGTGTGTTGACCCCAATCATTGAGGGCTTCAACTCGTTGCCCTCGCCGGTGCGTAATGCAACCTTGCTGATTGCCGGCACTGCCACTGCTATCTACTTACTGGCCCCAAGCGTGATTAGCGCAGTGAAAGCTTTCACGGCTTTTAGAACAGCCCTGGCTTTGACCACTGCAATGACGGCTGCTTTTGATGTTTCGCTTATTGCGGCGATTGCACCCTTGGCCTTAGTGGCAGTCGCTGTTGTTGCTTTGATTGGTGTCCTTGCAGCCGTTGGCACCTCAATGGCAACTCAGGCCGCCATCGTTGACGCTTCCGCTGCGTCATTGCGAGCGTTTAATGAGGCAGCCTCACCACAAGGCCTTAAGGATTTACGCGACGAGCTGACACCTGCTCAGAGCGCGGTTGAGGACTGGAGCAAGGCTACTTCTTTTGCTGATGGCGCGAGTGACACGTGGAACCGTGGTATTACTGCTTTGAGTGGAGTGTTCAGGAACAGCAACACTGTTCTTGAACAAGGTGCGGAAGACACCAAAACACTAAATCAGGCACAGTCTGATCTTAACCAGGTTATTGACATTGTGTCTCGCACCACTGGTAAGTCCAAAGACGAAGTTAAAGGGCTTGCCGATATGTACAAGGTTGACCTGAGCAATGGGGTGGATGCTGCCGCTGTTGCGCTGAGTCAAGCCACGATGTCTTCCGGCGCGTTGTCTGCTGCGCAGGCTGTTATGGCTGACACTGCGTCAACGGTTGCCGACAAGGTTAAGGCTTACAAGGACATACTTGACACGCTTGGTGGTAACTTCATTGATGCTCAGGCCGCCAACGACAACCTGACGACAAGCATACAAAAGGCTCAAGCCGCAATCACAAAGAATGGTGGCTCGCTTAAGGGCAACAGTGCCGCCGCCTTGGCTAACAGGGCTGCCTTGCGTGATGTCGCTAATGCAGCTGATGACGCATCGGCTGCAGTGTTTAAGCAGACAGGCAACCAGGACAAGGCTAATGTCGCGCTGGTTCGCGGTCGTGCAGACGTTATTAAAATGGCAACAAAACTTGGTATGTCTAAGACCGCTGCAGAAAAATATGCGACAAGTCTTGGTCTTATTCCTAAAACGGTTCCAACCAAGATTATTCCCACAGTTGAAGTGAGCGCTAAAGATAAAAAATATCTTGATGAACTAAAAAAACTTGGCCTGACTGGCACTAATACTCCGATGGTGTTGCGTCTTGATCTGTATGCCGCGGCTACACACAGGGCAACTGGTGGATTTGTGTCTGCCAACACTCCGTACATTATCGGTGAGCGCAGGCCTGAGTTATTTGTTCCTTCCACTAGCGGTCGCATCGTGCCACGTGTGCCAAACGTGGGGACAATGGCTGCTGGTGGCACCACAATCATTGTTAACACTGGTCAGTCCGTCAGCTCGAAGGATGACATTGCGCGTGAGATTAGGAAGATCATGCGTGAGGGTGCTCAGCGTGGGGCTGTGCCCGCGGCCTGGAACGTGGCCTAATGGCAACGGGACTGCCTGACTCCACGACCATTGAGATTGAGTTCACCGATTCCGTGTGGACTGATGTGACCAGCCTGGTCAATGTTGGTGCTGGTGCGATCACCCGTAAGGTGGGCCGCTCCACGCAACTGGACACGATCAGTGCTGGGTCGCTCTCGTTCACGCTCGATAACCCTGCCGGCACGTTCACACCAGACAATCCACTGAGCACGTACTACCCTAACGTTGTTGAAGGTAAGCGCGTGCGTTGGAAGGTCACTGAGGCCAGCACAACGTACACGCGCTTCAATGGCTACATCACGCAGTGGGTCCCTGACATTGATGGCTTGTCAGCATCCGTGGTCAATGTCAATGCCACTGACCTGCTCGGTCACTTGTCCACGCGCCAGGTGTGGAGTCTGCCTGAGACCGAGATTCGCTACGACTCACCCATTGTTTACTACACACTTGATCATCCCAGCGATCTGACCACGGACCCGTTTTATTCAGTTGTCGGTGGTGCGTCACTGCGTTACCAGAAATCGCCGGTTGACGGAACACTTGACTTGAACAGTGGCGTGGGTGCACCTTACGATCCCTACACTTGTCCAACGTGGGCGCGTGGATCGTGGGGAAGTAACCCGTACCTTTATGTCAAAGACTTTACACAAACAGATTTAAGCACTTTTACTGTTGAGCTGTTGGTCAAGGTAACACAAAACGCTTACAGCGAAACAGCATACGTTTTTGTGGAATCCATCGGGACAGCCTTAGAAATCTATTACGAAACTGTCGGTGGTATCACTGCCTATGGTTTTGGCGTCACTCTTAATTCCAGCGCTGTAAACTTTCTTGATGGTAATGTGCACTTGATTAGCGTTGTTGTTGGTAGTGGATTTTGTGGCCTTTATGTTGATGGAGTTTTGTTAGATTCGGACACGCCGGTCTATCCAACCGCGTTATCAAGAAAAGCCCAAATCAACTTAGGGTCTTATTACGATGGAGAGATAAGCCACTTCGCTATTTACCCATCGGCCCTGTCTGCTACCGCCGTTGCGTTCCACGCTAAGGCTGTTGACGCTTACTATGGTGAAACAATTAAAGTGGGTCTTGACGCTGTAGCTCGCTGGTCTGGTGTGTCAATCACGCACGAGGGTGCTGGCAGTCCACAACTGCTTGACGCCATTGACACCACAGACAAGAAGGCCCTTGACGCTTTGGCCTTGCTCAGTTCAGGTGATGGTGGCGTGCTGTATGACAATGGCGCTGGGCTGTATGCCCGCATCGGTTCACAGTTAAAGTCATCAACCGTTGAGTTGTCGTTGGACGTTGAGGCTGACCTTAACGGGTCCGTGACTTTGACGCGCTCGATCACTGAGGACACTGCTGGGGCAACGGTTAGTTCGTATTCTCAGTCAGCCACCTACATTGACGCTGTGCAGGCCGAAGCCCTTGGCACCTACGCCAGTGCTGACGCACCTAACCTGGCATTGACCGAGCTTGAAGCCATTGCCTCAAACATTGTGGCCGTGGCTAACAACCACAGGCTCTCTGCTGGCCAGGCATCCTTTGACCTAGCCAACGCCAACACTGACAAGTACGCGGACACACTGACATTGAAGATTGGTGACAGGGTTCGCCTGACCAATCTGATCAGCACACAGTTCGGTCGCACCTACCTTGACACTTATGTGCAGGGCTGGTCCGAATCATTGAACGCCCAGGGCTACGTGTTTACCTTTGACCTTGATGCCGCTGATGTGCCATCTGAGGCCAAGTTTGATGATGCCACTTATGGCCGGTTCGCCGCTGGTGATGGTGTGCTCACGTTGACTTCAACCATTGCTGACTCCGCGGTGTCAATCTCTGTGACATCAACCGGCCTACCGTTGACGGTCTTGGCTGGGTCTTACCCCATGGATTTGGACATCAATGGTGAGCGCGTGACTGTTGCTTCGGCACCAGTGTCCGCAACGTCTCCACAAACTTTGACCGTGACCCGTGGTGTGGCACCGAGCATTGCTCGAGCACACACAGCTGGTGAAACGGTTGAGGTTTACCTGGCCGGCAAGTTCGCACTCTAACTAGGAGCACCACTCATGGCAGTACCATCGCAGGGAACCGTGGCAGTAGGGGACAAGATCACTGCTTCGCTTTGGAATGATGATGTGCGTGACGCTGTTAACTTCCTGATCAGTCCACCGCGTTGCAAGCTTTACAGGACCACCAACACATCAATCACCACGGGCACGTGGACCGCTGTTTCTTGGACCGCTGAAACCTTTGACACCGACACAATGCACGACAACACAACAAACCCGCAGCGCATCACTTTCACCACAGCGGGCACGTACCAGATCACGTTCAACGCGATGTGGGCTAGTAGCGCCGCGGGTGCACGTTCTTTGGCTATTGAAAAGAACGGGACAACAACGCAAGGCTCAGGCACCGATGTTGTTACATCCTTTGCCACCGCCCCGATTGGTTCAACACACAACGGCATCAACGTAAACGTGATGGCAACTTTTGCCGCTAACGATTACATCATCGCTTTTGTAAACCAGACTAGTGGCGGCAGCTTGAACCTTAGCGGAACCAGCGATGCTCACTCATCGTTTGCGGCTCTCTGGGTTGCCACATAAACCATGAACGATAAGGGAGCAGCGACAATCATGATGAGCGTGGTGGGGGCATTGGCAGCGGGTTCACCCTTGGTCGCTGGTGTTGTGCTGACCAGTGACAACGTGGCTGGAGTGACCACGTTCATTGTTGCTTTGATTGTTGGACTGATCAGCATCGGCACTGGTGTGGGCAAACTCTATGCGCGACTGAAGGCGCAGGTCGCCGCGAGTATTCGCCGCGACGAGTTGCTCGCTGAGATTGTTTCTCGCATGGACCGCATTGAGGTTCGACAGATAGAGATTCAGAAAAGGCTTGACCAGCCTCATTGACCGGCAGGCCAGTTAAGGCTGGTCCCCCTTTGACACTTCACCGTGTCCTGGCCTGCCTCATTTTGCACGACCAATCAAACACATCGATGAAGGGATCACTCATGCCTGCATGGGTTCGTTCAGCATTAACTACGTTTATTGTCACGTTCATTGGCCTTGTGCCTGTGACCGCGCTCGTGGGTGGGGACACCACGTGGATCACAGCTGCCGCCACGGCAGCGGTCCTAGCCACACTGCGCACCATTGTTGCTGCCATTGACCCAGGCAATACTTCCTACGGCATCGGTGCACCTGCCGATGTCCCTGAGTTGGACAGCGTTCAAGACGATGCCCCCATTGAGGGCGAGTAATGGCTTGGCACCTGGCACCTTCACTGGTGCAACTGCGCGATGAGGTTAACGCTCGCTGGCCACATCGGCCCAAAGGCAGTGACGGCACCATTGGTGATGCCTCGCACTCGGCCCGCGCCAGTGACCACAACCCAAACAACCGCGACAGCGTTAACGCCTTTGACATTACTTACCCAGGCGTTGACCCGAAGGTGATCATTGCCGCGGTGTCTAAGCATCCTGCTGGTAACTATGTGATCTTTAATCGCAAGATTTACAGGCGCAACAATGGGTGGAAGGCTGAACCGTACAGTGGTGCCAGCCCACACACCGAGCACCTGCACGTATCCATCTTGCAGACCGTGGCAGCTGAGCAGTCCAAGGCTAAGTGGCTGGCCACTGCCCCTGTGAGGCCTGTGCGCAAGCCACTGCCGGCCTATCCAG